ACCCGGAGAGTTGATAACACCGATAGCAGCCAGACGCTGGATTGCATCCACGATAACTGCATCCGAGGTGGTCGGCACCTGCGAGGCCTCAATTTTCGAGGTGTAGCTCGTGCTCGTCAGGCTGTCGGTTTTCTTGTCGATGTAGAACTTGCCGCTCAAACGGCCGACACCGGTCACCATGATGGTCTGTCCCGCACACAGATCGGGACGGCCCATCGTCTGAAAACTGATCGTTGTAATGCTGTGGTTGGCCGAGGTGACAGCCGCCTCGATCTTGCGCTTCGCGTCAGCGAGGTTGTCCGCCTTGGTCGAGGATTTGAGCAGCCGCTTGCCGCCGCCTGTCGTATAGGTGACGTCCTTCTTGGTTTTCGGGTCGGTATAGGTGATCGTACCGCCGGTGTAACTGCCTGCAAGCGTGGTGTTCCACGAGAACGAACTCATTTCTTCGCGCGGTATCGTTGCAACCGGGTCTTTCTTCTTGTACTTTTCCCGGTCAAAGATAACGATTTTCGACCGGAATACCTTGAGCATCAACCCGTAGTCATTACACAGCTGATTGAGAAAGCTGCTGTCTGTTGCGCTGCTCTGTTCCTGCGTAGAGATGGAAACATCGGTCGCATCAAAGACCAGCTGCAGCTTGTATCGGCTTGCGATGGTCTGCGCGACCTTTTTCAGCGTGACCTTTTCCCAGTTCTGCGTGCGCTCGGTAGCCGAAAATGCATCCAGCGCCGGTGCGGACACCCCTGACATCTTAAAGGCAGCCTTGCCGCCGTTATCCGAGTAGCTTAGGTCGTCCAGCGTGAACAGGCCGCAGTCCAGCGACGGCGTTTTTCCGTCGCCGTCCCTCTCTTCAAAGAGAATCTTTGCGGTAATCTGGTCGCCTTTGTGCGGCAGCCATGCGCTGATCCACTGGTAACGCGGATCTCCCACGGTCAGCGAAATGCTGTCCGAAGAACCGCCTGCCGGGTCGGTATAACTGAACGCTTCACCGAACTCCTTGAGCGAGGTCTTGACCGCAGCACCGTTGTACTGTAACTCGACCGTTGCTTTGCGTGCTCTCATGCGTCACCTCTCCATGGCGGCAGTGTGGTCGAGCTGTTTTCAGGTTCATCCGGTACAACAAGCTGCACGCCCGCATCAAACTGAAAGATGTCCAGATACTTGAAGTTCGCCTGCATGAGTAAATCAGCCCGCTGCTCATCGTCATAAACCACCTTTGCAATGGTGTCCCACTGGTCGCCCGCCTGCGTGATATAAATGCGTGACATTGCGTGCCTCCTTACTATGCGAACGATGTACGGCGCTGCTCACGCTCGTACTGCGCCATGAACTCCTTGAACTGCTCGAACGTCTGCGACATGGCATCGCGGACATCCTCCTTGCTCGCGCCGCTGGATACATAGATCGTAGGCGAGAACGTGATTTCTCCTCTGCCGCCGGTCAGGCCGTCCAGCATGGAGGACAGCTTGGAGAGCGGAATGACCGCCTCGGGTTCGCCACCCTCACCGATGAGCGCGGTGGTCGGCGCAGTAGCGATACCTCCCTCTGCCAGAGCGACATTCGGAATGGTCGGAATGTGCAGCGAGAACGTCTGACCGCCATACTTCGGCACCCATTTGGGAATGCTGACGTGCAGACTGTTCAAGCCGCCGATAACCGTATTGATGGCGCTGATAATCGCGTTGAGCGGTGCAGCTGCAATGCCGACCAACGAGCGGAACACGCCGGAGAAGATGCTTTTGACACCCTCCCACGCCTGCCGCCAGTTCGCAGAGAAAACACCCTTGATAAAGGTGATGAGGCCGCTGAACACATCACGGATACCTCCGCAGATCATCGATAGCGTTGCACCGACACCCTGCACGATGGAGGCCATCCACGGGAAACGCTCTGTGATAGTATTTGCCAGCTCGGTGCATTTCTGCACCAGCGTATCCCAGTTGTTGTACAGCACCGCACCGATAGCCACGACCGCCGCGATAGCCGCGATGACCAATGTCACGGGCGAGGTCAGGAACGCCATTGCTGTGCTGAGCGCCGTTGTGGCAACCGTCGTAATAGTCTCCCATGCGTACAATGCCATGAGCGCTGCAGTTTCTGCTCCGCTGCCGATTGCAGCAACAATAGCTTGACCGTTATACAGCAGCAATGCCGTACCCAGTGCACCGACTGCAATAGCAGCCACCTCGAACGCCGTCTTGTGCTCCTGCAGAAAACCGGTCATGTCCT